CGACTTGATTGTGACACCTGAAACCAAGGCGATGTTTAACGGCCTGTTTAACGAGTTCTTTGACAAATACCCAAGAGACCTAAGCTGATGAGTAAGTTATACCTGCTTTGCAACCCTTTGGTTGCTGATGATTTCAATATGAGTCTGATGCGGTTGCTTTGTCCTGCGGCGAGAGCGGCAGGCAACACTACAAAGTATCTGGCAGTCAAGCACATCCACCCAGAGACGGGGTACGCTGCTCTGGCAATGGATGAGAACCAGACCGTGCCTATCGACCCAGAGGCGACGGGTGACGAGCTTAATTACATGCTCAACATTTTTGTTAACGATGGTGCCTTGACCCAAGAGGAGGCTGACGGAGTTCGGCAGCAGGTCTTGGACAGCCTTGGTGAATCAGTTTCGATTTTGGATTTTGTTCCACCTACGTGGAGCGGTTACGTTTTAAGTAAACAACAAATGGATGCTACTGGTTGGTTTCCGCAAATAGAAGAGGAAGAGGGTAACGGCAATGTCACTCGGTAATGTTTTTAATGGTCCCGCAACAACTGACGCTGAAAGTTCTCCCGAGCCAATTACCGCAGGCGACTGGATGCTGGTCGTTCAGGGAGTTGCTGACGGTGCGAGAGTTAACGTTCTTGGCAGCGTGTTTGATAGTGAGTACGACCACATTGATGGTGGTCTCATTATGAACGGTGCTGGGTTCCGTGTGTTTAGATTTTGCGACGGAAACGTGAAGGTAGCTGTCTCTAACGCAGGCCAGTCTACTTCACTCACAGTTGGAATTTTACCAGCGAGCTAATTAATGGCCACAGTACCCCTAACCTCGCAGCAGATATCCGACTTCATCTCAACTGGTCTTCTTGAGTTGCCTGCTGGCAACTTCTCGGTGAGTTCTCAGATTGATTTTGGGAGCGGGTACATTAACGGCATCAGGCTTCAGGGTGCGGGCCAGTCCTACGCAACTACAGAGACATCCAATGACAGGCAGGTCACTAGGTTGTACTGGCTGGGAGACCCGGACACCCCGATGATCAAGGGCCATATACGCCATGGAGTGTTTAAGGATATCCAGATACTGAACGGCAGGATTTGGATAGACCCGGTATCTGGTTGGGGGACGGGGCTTAGCCAGTTCGAGCGGGTCAGCTTCCACGGTGCGAAGTCAGGTGTTCTGTTTGGCGGGACTTACAATGGCAACGCAGCGGACAGCCGATTCCGTGACTGTCAGTTTAATAGGTGTGACGTTTGTGTTGAGGTCACTTCCAGCCAGAACGTCAACTACGGCATGGATAGTTGCATGTTCTACCGATGCGGCCCTATCTTCCAGCTTGCCGGTGGCGGGCTTTGTAACGTAGACGGTTGCTACCTCACTCAAGTTCCTGTTGTATTCAAGCTGACCGGCGACGGAACGCAGACGGGTCAACAGAATGGTAACTTCAGCGTGACAAACCTAAGGTACGACGCATCTCAGGATGTCAAGCCGACTATAGTCAGAGACACAGGCTCCTACGGGTCTGGTCGTGAGCTTTTCGTCGTCAACCTTCACGCACCTCCCCTTGGCATTAATTACGTTGATAGCGACAACACGTCGTGGTCATTGATGCAGCCGATTTACAACTCGACTGACGTGTTGGTGGTTAACGGTGCTGGGTTGCTCAGCGGTTCAATCAACACTATGAGTGGTCTGTCTGCCAGCGTAAGTAGCTCGGAGGCAAACATTAACAGCATTCCCTTATCAGCAAACATCACAACAAAAACACTAGAAGGAAAGATAGTACAATGAGCGGACAGCTAGAGCAGGACTTCCTGTACATTGGACAAACATGGAAGCGTATAGTCCCCCTCCGTGTCGATGGGCAGCCATACGATATGACAGGTGCTACGGTAACCGCACAGTTCACTAGAGTCTCAGGAACCTACGCAACCAACAACGGACCCGAGGTAGTCTGTGGCTCGGGTGGTGCAAGCGACTATGCTTGTGGCGTTGTTGAAGTTGAGGTATCGGAAGCTGAGACATCGCAACTTGCAGCAGGTAACTGGACTTTAGAGATCAAGGTGTCTGGCTCGACTGGCGACGTGCTTATCTTTCAGTGCTTACCTGTAGTTTCGATAGTGCCTACCGGTCACGCATCATGAAAGTTAGTCGTGTTTGCGGTTGCGGTAAGGTTGTGCGAGGGAAGTGTGGTGATTGCAGCACTACAAAGCGGGCGACGGAGGACAAGTTTCGGGGCAGCTCGTCTAGCAGGTGCTACGACAACGCATGGCGTAAGCTGTCAGTGCGTTTCAGAAAGCATAACCCTCTGTGTGCTAGGTGCAAGGTCAGTGGTCGCATTGAGCCAGCCAAGGACGTCCACCACATCAAGCCAATATCGACCCACCCCGAACTTAGGCTTGACTGGGATAACCTTATGAGTTTGTGTCGGCAGTGTCATAGAGATATAGAGAGGGAACAAGATGCCTAGAGGAAGGAAGCCACTGGCCACAGAGGTCAAGAAGATGAACGGTACTTTCATCAAGAATCCAAAGTACGAAAACAAGAAAGAGCCAAAGCCAAAGAAGGGTTGGCCGACTCCCACCGAGTTGGTGGCTGCTGACCCGAAGGCACTGGAGAAGTGGAACGAGACATGCCAGATACTAGAGGAGTGCAATGTGCTGACTACAGCCGACAGAGACCTTCTGGAATTATTTTGCATTAATCACTCCCAGTATTATGCTTTAGTGAAGAAAGTTGCTAAAATTGGAATCATTAACGAGTTCGTCAATAGTCGTGGCGAAACCGTAATGAAGCGGTCTCCCTACCAAGCTGAGTTGGGCAAGATTGCGGACCGGCAGCAAAAGCTGTTAACGGAGTTCGGGTTGACCCCGTCCTCTAGGTCTAGGATACAGACGGTGAGCGACTCTGATGCTGAGTCGCCTTTTGATAAATGGATGGAGCGTGGAGGGCTGAATTGATCGACGTGTTTCAGGAGTACGTTGATGGGGTTATTGATGGTTCGATTGTTGTTGGTAAGTACGTCAGGTTGTCGGTGGAGCGACACCTTTCGGACATTGAAAGAGTTGACGACAAGGACTTCCCCTATCATTTCGACACCCATGCCGCAGGTCAGGCTATCGGTGCGTTCCCGGCGTTATTCCGACACACGATTGGTTCTTATGCTGGCAGTCCGTTTGAGTTGGCACCTTGGCAGGCATTCGTAATCGGGTGCATCTGGGGTTGGAAGAATGAAGAAGGCTTGCGTCGGTTCAACCGTGCCTACGTCACGCTAGGGAGGAAGAACGGCAAGTCAACACTGGCTGCGGGGATTGCAATCCTGATGGCTGCATTTGACAACGAGCAACAGGCCCAGTGCTTTATCGGTGCGAGCAAGATTGATCAGGCGAAGATTATCTTTGAAGAGTGCAAGCGGATGATAGGTGCCTCGCCCCACCTAGCAAAGCAATTTGACCGGCGGTCGCTCCAGATTAATCACGACTCAAGCAACAGCTTCATACGGCCCCTAGGGTCCGACAGGGCGTTCGATGGCCTTAACCCATCCTTGGTCATGTTTGATGAGTTGCACGTGTGGAGGGAGCAGCACAGGGGCTTCTACGACACGTTGACAACTGGATCGGCCTCACGTTCGCAGCCGCTAAGGTTTACGATCACAACAGCCGGCTCAACGTCCTCAAATATATGGATGGAAGAAGAGACCCTTGCCAAGGACTTAATGTCGGGTAAGTACAATGAAGAGAAATACTTTACGTTCATTGCTCAGTTAGATGAGGGTGATGACATATTTGACGAGGACAACTGGCCCAAGTCGATGCCGTCGCTGGGGGTTAGTGTTAGCCCCGATTACATACGTGAGGCTGCTGCCGAAGCAAAGGCGTCCAAGGTTGCCGAGAATAGATTCAGAAGATACTACGCCAACATCCAAGTCAGCCCACTTGAGGCGGCGATTGATATGGATAAGTGGCGGTGCTGCGATGGTGAGCTTAGTGACTGGTCTAAGGCCGACTGTGTTACTGCCGGCGTGGACATTGGTGGTGTTAATGATATGTGTGCGGTTGCGTTCGTTGCCCGTTTCCCTGATGGCTCGGACGATGATGGCAAGACCCAGTACAGGTACGAAGTAAAGACTCAGGCGTACATGGACACTGACACGTCACGTGACCTCGGTGAGATGCCTTGGTTGCAGTTTATTGATCGTGGTGACGTTAAGGTTGTTCCGTACATCCACAAGGCTGTGTACGAACACCTGAGCAGGGAGATGTTATCCCACAGGTCAAAGCAGATTGCATTCGACCCGTGGAACAGTCAGCAGATGGCTGAGGAACTAGACCGGGATGGCTTCGAGCCCATTCAGGTGCAGCAGAACAGGTTCAAGATGAATGAGCCTTGCCTGATGCTGTTGGACTTGATAGAGAAGCGAAAGATACGATTTAGCAGTGAGCCTGTATTGGACTGGACTGCACAGAACATGGTTTTTGATATCGACACCGCAGGCAGGGTTCTCCCCTCCAAGTCGGAGTCAAGTGGTAAGATCGACAATATCGTGGCTACGCTAATGGCACTGAAACTTGCAGCCCTAGCACCAGAACGACCACGTGGCAATTTTTTCGTCAGCTAAAGGACCGAATACGTGACAACAAACTTTAGAAACCCAGCCAAGTGGTTGACCGACCTGTTCACCATGAACAAGTCTGGAGAGGTTCACTTGAGTTCCGCTACCATGCTGGGCAGTCCTGCTATCTGGTACTCAATTAATACTATTGCAGGCGACGTTGGTAAGATGCCGTTCCAGATAAGAAGGCTGGATGCTGACGGTGGCCACGAGGTGTACACACGACATCACTCGAACAAACTGTTTACCCAGCAGACCAACACCTATCAGACCCCTGACTTATTCAAGGAGGTCATAACCTCACACGCTCTCGGCTGGGGCAATGGTCGTGCTGCGGTCATTCGTGAGGGCGGTCGGGTTACTGAGCTTATCCCAATGCTGCCAGATCGCACAGCGACCTACATGGTGGAGGGTGAGAAGTATCATGTGACATGGCCCGACATTGACGACCCTATCTTGTTCAAGAACCTTAGGGAGCAGCACGGCGTGCGTGGATTGGCTGACAATTCACGATGCGTGGTCCTTCATGATGATGACGTGTTGCACATCCAAGGTTTCGGATACAACGGCTGGGAGGGCCTGTCAATCGCACAAGTCCTAGCAGACGCATTAGGTGCTGACCTACAGGCCAACCGCTACGCAAGGAACCAGCTCAAGAATGGTTTCGCTGGCGAGGTTATGCTGGAAGCCCCCACAGGACTATTCCGTGATGAGGATGATGCGTCGGAGTTCCTTAACGAGTTCCGCAAGCGTCACAAGCGAGGTCTTGATGGCGAGTCAATAGGGCTGCTGCGTGAGGGCATCAAAGCCAATGTGATGAACATGAGCCCAAGCGACAGCCAGTTCATTGAGCAGCGTGAGTTCAGCAGGCAGGACATCATGCTGATATTCGGGCTCCAGCACATACCCGGCGACTCTTCGTCAAGCAGCTACAACAGCCTCGAACAGAAACAATTGAGCTACCTCGCATCGTGCTTGGACAAGTGGCTGGTCAGGTGGGAGAACCAGTGCGACATGAAGTTGCTCAGTGCCCCTGAGAAACGCTCTGGCACGGTCATCCATAAGTTTGACCGGGCGACGTGGTTGCGTACTGATGCACTAACACAGCAGGAGTATATCTCTGGACTGATCTCAAGTGCTGTTATCAATCGCAACGAGGCACGGGCGATGATCGACATGAACCCGGTAGAGGACGGTGACGAGTTCTTCAACCCATACACAACATCCGGCGACGAAGCACCTGAAAGCGACGACATGGCTGAGGATGAGGTTGTCGAAGAGGAGCAGCCAACAGAAGAGGAGGAGTCACTGGAGGCTAACGCTAAAATTCTAAGCGACCGAATAGACTTCCTGACAAACCTTGAGGCCGACAGGATAAACGAGATGGTTGAGCGAAAGGACTTCCTCGACCAGATAGATGGTTTCTACACTAAGTGGGCCATGACGCTCCTCAATAACAACATACCCGCAGATGACGTTATGGTTATCGTGAGAAACCACAAGGAGGCTATCCTTGAGTGTGCAGGCAAGGCGACCTCGATGGAGCAACTGCGAGAAGAGACCAAGCAAGAGACCAACCTCTGGCGGAACTAGAACTACAACACCAACCAACAACTAAACCAATTATCTACAAGGAAGAAATTATGTGGGACACCAGCACACGAGAGATTTTCATCTACAGCGACATTGGGCCAGCGTGGGCAGACATGTTTGGAACCGAAACGCTAATGAATGCACTTAATGACCTTGGGTCCGGCGACATCACAATCAGAATTAACAGCTACGGCGGGTCAGTTGACGAGGCTTTGGCCATGATCGAGATGCTGAGCCGACATGACGGTAACGTCAGCGTGACTGTCGATTCAATTGCAGCAAGTGCAGCAAGCCTGTTCCCTGCCTACTTCCCGTCGTCTGCCGCACCTCACGCCCGCATCATGATCCACAACCCGTGGTCGATGGCTATGGGCGACTCAGAGGAACTTCGCAAGCAGGCTGACATCCTAGATATGTACCGTGACAGCCTCATTACAATCTACGAGTCGGCCATGCAGATGGACCGTGAGGCCATTGTAAGCCTGCTTGATGCTGAGACATGGTACACGGCACAGGGTGCGTTAGAAGTCAACCTCGTGGACAACGTGATGGGTTCCGGCGTCGTCGCAGCCCGTGCAGTTCCCAAGGACCGATTCAAGAACGTTCCCATGGACCTTGTCGAGTCGCAACCCGAGGTGGTTGAGCCTGTTGTGGATGTGGTAAAGAGTGTTGCCAGCAAAGAACTAACGCTCAAACTGCAAGCACTTCGCCTCAAGTGTAAGCTGCAAAAGGCTTTATAGCACAGCCGGACTTCCGAAATGCCGTAAACCCCTTGGTAGTAGAGGCTTGCGGCGACCGGGGTTAATTTGGGTAATTTTCAAGTTTTC